GAACAGCTGCGGCAGTCGTCGAGGTAGCACTGGCGGAAGTCGGTACAGTCGAAGAAGGCGATAACTTAACTAAATACGGAAAGTTCACTAAGGCCGATGGCTTACCTTGGTGCGGCTCTTTCGTTAATTGGTGTTTTCATCAAGCTGGCGTAAAGCTTCCATCGATGGTCTCAACAGCTGCGGGAGCGCATAAGCTTAAAGAAGTAAGCCGCTGGGTAGAATCAGAGCCTAAGATCGGCGATCTTGCATTCATGGACTTTCCGCACGATGGCATCGACCGTATTAGCCACATCGGAATAGTCGTAGGCGTTAAGCCTAAGTCAGTAATTACAATCGAGGGAAACACTTCGGGAACTGGCGACCAGCGTAACGGCGGAATGGTAATGATTAAAGAGCGGGCATTCGGGAGCGGTAAAGAAGTCGTAGGCTTCGGACGACCTAAGTTCGTCGCCTATGCTGGCGATTATCCGATCGTCGAAATACCTACTCAATCGGCAGCGAAGCCGAAGATCAAGGAGAAGAAAGATGGAAAGCTTAAAAGCGTTACTCGCAAGCTGGGCGCGTAGCTTCTTAGCTGCGTCTATTGCAGTTTACTTGGCGGGTGTGACAGATCCTAAGGCGATCCTTACAGCTGGCGCGGCCGCTGTTCTGCCTGTCGTTCTACGCTGGCTTAATCCTAAAGACACAGCTTTCGGGTCTACGGGGAAGTGACTCGGAGACTGCTCGCGGGCGGTCTAGCCTTAGTCCTTTCGGCTGGACTGTCCGCCTGTGGTTATCAGGGCTGGATTCGCTACGAATGCCAAGATTATGAAAACTGGAAAGAATCGCGGTGTAACCCGCCAGAGTGCGTCCCTACTGGAACTTGCACTAAAGACGTCCTTGGAGAAGAAGCTCCATAGACCAGAACGACGTCGAACTCCCGAGGACATACACGCGCAGCTTATTCTAATAATCGGCGCGACTTTAGCGTTCGTATTTTTGATCGTTACCCTTGGCATTACTTACGCGCTTATCTTCGTTACACAGCCGATCGGAGCGCAAGCTCCTAACGATGCCGCCTTTATCGATTTACTAAAGACACTATCGATCTTCTTAACTGGATCACTCGGCGGAGTTTTAGCGGGTAACGGATTAAAGTCCAAGCCGAAAACGCCAATCGACACGCCGAAAGACACGCGGGAATCTTGACCTAAGCGCGTTCTTGCTTCACTCTTTACATAGGGAGCGCGAACGTCGCTCCCAGTATCGGGAGCAAAAATGAACGAATTAGGAATCGTCGTGGCCATGTCCATAGCTGCGATCTTATGGTCTGCTATGAGCTACTCAGTCGGTTACAGAGAAGGCCAGCGCGAAGGCTTTAAGCGCGGTCGTGCTATCTCACGTCACGCAGCTAAGGACGTGCGCTAATGAGCTTCTTAGACAATTACGAAGACGTCGCCGCTCGTATCGCTCGATTATGGGCTACTCACCCTACAGCTAGAGTCCAAACGAACATCGTGGACTTTAACGCCGAGAAGGGTTACGTCCTTATCCAAGCCCAGATCTTCCGCGAGTACGAAGACATTAATCCGTCAGCTACAGATTACGCATTCGGTAACGTGGCGACTTATAACGTCAACATGAAGAAGTTCTTCGTCGAGGACACTGTTACCTCAGCAATCGGTAGAGCTATCGGCTTACTCCTGGGCGCAGATAAGCGTCCGACTCGTCAGGACATGGAGAAGGTCGAAACGATCAGCGCGAAGGTAGCTAACTCCACAGCCGACGATTACGATCCTTGGACTCAGAAGTTCGGCGAAGTGCCAAGCTTTAAGACTGCCGAAGAAGCAGAGCAGAGCGGCATTCCCAGCCTTGGCTCATCGATGGACGAAATTAAAAAGCAGCTAGGCGGAGAGCTAGTGGCAGAAGCTCCGCAGTGCAGCCATGGCCATAGAGTCTGGCGTGAAGGTACTTCGGCGAAGACTGGTAAAGCTTGGGCGAATTACAGCTGTGTAGAACGTAAGCCGAATCAGTGCGATCCGCTCTGGTACGTCTTTACTTCGGACGGCACATGGAAGCCACAGGTCTAACGATGAGTGACTACATGGAGATTCTCTATCCGCAATCAATGACAGCCAAGCTTCTACAGAATGGCGAAGTAATTGCAGAATACAAGATCGAGCAGTGCGACAGCTGCGCTAAATTAAAGAAGCTAGACGCTTTTGGGTATACCAAGGGACAGGCTGGAGAGAAGTTAATCTGGCTCTGCGGTGAGTGTAGATGAAGATTAAACCTACGATCGAGGATAAAGTTCTAGCGCACACAGTGGCACTAGAACGCATCGCCGAGATCTACGGCCAGCCAGACCATTCGAGTCGATACGACAGACGCTTAGGATTCCACGATTACGTCGCGCAAGTGGCCGAGTCAATAGTCGCGGAGATCTTGGTCGCTCGTTACTTGGGTTACGTCGATTTCAATCCTAGAGCTTCACGCTTCAAGGATACGGCAGACGTAGGCTCGAACATCGAGGTTAGATGGACACGTTATGAGAATGGCCAGCTAATCGTCTACGAGAATGATCGAGTTACAGACGTGGCGATTCTGGTCGTAGGTACATCGCCGAATTACAGACTAGCGGGCTGGATTCCAGTAGCTATGGCCAAGCGGCCTAAGTACAAGAACTCTAAGCAGCCTACTTGGTGGGTAGACCAAAAGAATCTACAGCCGATCGAGAATCTAAAAGGGAGCAACTATGGACAAGCTGCGCTTTAAGTGCCGAGTGTGCAAGAAAGACACAGAGCAACTCATTCGTGTAATTACAGATAATCTTCCAGAGAACGTTAAGACGATCCAGTGCTGCGTCTGCTCGACTATGACAGTGGCACTAATTGGAGAAGCTAATGGCGACGTATGAGTTCAAGTGTGAAGTCTGCTCTAAGCAGATAGAAGTTCAGCGATCCATCGAGGACACACTAGCTAGAGATCCTTACTGTGAGAACTGCACTATCCCTATGAAGCGTGTTTACTCGCTTGGTGGGATCGTGTTTAAGGGTAACGGCTGGGGCGGTAAGCCATGAAGTTATCCACACACATTATCCACAGCCTGTTGAACACGCCCAAGAATGCGCTCGTTACACTGTTAAACTTGACACGCTTGGTACGCTGTCTTCGCTTGAAGCGAGCCGCTGAGGCGGATAGCTCGCAAGGGCGAAAGCAGCTAATGGGCAAGGTCTATGCCATTACGGCATTCGCTTTAACAATGGGCATAACCGAAGCCCAAGCAGCTAACTATTCAGTAGATCATCTAAAGCTTTACGCACATTCAAGGATTCTCGACTATAAAGAGTTTCAGTGCTTTAATCGAATCATTACTAAAGAATCTCGATGGTCTTACACAGCTAAGAACGGTAGCCATTACGGACTAGGACAGATGCGCTCGCAGCACTACAGAGACTTAGATCCTTATCGCCAGATAGACGCTACTCTTAAATACATTACGAATCGTTATAAGACAAGCTGTAAGGCGTGGGCATTCCATCAAGAGAGGAACTTCTACTAATGACTTTACACTCTCAGCGTAAAAGCAATAGCACACAATGGAAGAAGCTAAGGCTTCGGATACTCAATCGCGATGGCTGGATCTGCTTCTGGTGTGGTGGAGAAGCTAATACGTGCGATCACGTAATTCCAGTAGCCAGAGGCGGTTCAGATGATCCAGATAACCTAGTCGCAGCTTGTAAGCGATGTAACTTCTCACGCCAAGATCGACTCCCAGAGGAGATGGATCTAGTCAAGAAGAAGACTGGTGGTGTTTTTTATAATGGGGATTCCACCGCCACTCTCTCCCGAGGTCTTCTTTCACCACCAAACGACTCGATAAAGCATGAATAGCCACGCAGAAGACCCAAAAGGACACCAGAAGCCTCAGAGTGGCTCAGATAGGCCCACATCGGTTTTAGAGGGAACTACAGGACTCTATCTAGGCTCTCCGACTCCGAGAATCCACTCTAAACTCGTAGATTTACCGTCACGCGGCCAAGAATTGATCGATTTCGCGGACAGTATCAAGCTTCCGCTTCTTCCTTGGCAGAAGTGGGTCGCCATGGAAGCCCACCGAGTTAAGCCAGACGGCCGCTGGCACTCGCCTCTGGTCTGCGTCGTCGTAGCTAGGCAACAGGGTAAGACTACGCTTATGAAAGTCAGGGCGTTAGCTGGTCTCTTTCTATGGCAGGACGGACTCCAGATCGGAACAGCTCATCGACTCACTACGTCGCTGGAAACCTTTAGAGACATCGTTAACATGATCGAAGAGAACGAACATCTGGCCAGACAAGTAAAGAGAATCCGCTGGGCGCATGGCTCAGAAGAGATCGAGCTTAAATCCGAGTTCGGTGGCGGTCGGTACATGGTTAAAGCTGGCGGCTCGGCTGCTCGCGGTATTTCCAAGCCCGAGACCGTTTTCGTAGATGAGACACGCGAACTAAAAGACGAATCCACTTGGGCATCGCTTCGCTATACGATGATGGCCGCCAAGAATCCGCAGCTCTGGACGTTATCGAATGCAGGAGACCAACACAGCCTAGTTCTTAATGCGCTACGCGAGCGCGGAATGAGCGCAGCTAAAGGCGACGACATCGCTTACTATGAATGGTCAAGTAACTACGACAAGATCGACGACACTCCCGCATTCTGGAAAGGTGCGGCGATGGCTA